TTTCAGCGTGAGACAAATGTAATAGAACATAGCAAGATACCCTTTGTCCTCGACCCAACTGTAAATGTAACTCGTTACTTTATATGCGATCCAGGTGGGAGTAAACCTTGGGTTGGATTATGGGCAGGTGTGACAAAAGATAAGAAGATATATATCTATCGTGAGTTCCCTGACAGTACGATGGGAGCATGGGCAATCCCACACATCAATGGTGCTGGTAAAGCAGTGGGTAAACCTGGCCCTGGACAACGTCCTCTAGGATGGGGATACTCACAGTACAAAGATTACTTCGAGGCACAGGAGGATGGTGAGGAAATGTTTGAGCGAATAGTTGACCCACGAATGGGAGCAGCCACAGTGCGTACCAAGGAAGGGGAGAGTAATATAATTAATACAATGAGTAACATGGGATTTGTATTCCGTGCTGCACCGGGTGTGTCCATAGACTCTGGTATTGCGAAGATCAATGACGCACTTAGCTGGGATGATACAGAACCCATGACTGATAAGAATTGCCCCAAGCTTTACTTCTCTGATCAATGCGAGAATACAATATCTTCCATGCTTGAATATGCTGGGGAGAGTAAGAGTGATTACTTCTCTGACCAAATTGACTGCTTGCGTTACCTATTTGTGAGTGGTGCGGAATATATCACCCATCGTGACATTCAAGTCACAGGTGGTGGTGGGTATTAGATTGACTACATAAGGCTACTTTTGTAGCTTTATGCTACACATGCTCTCTGCCAGCGATCCAGAATTACTCTATGTCTCCAAAGAACCTGACATTGCCTACCTGAGTGAAGCGTACAAACGCACACAAAGTGATTTGGGCGAGTGGTTAGACCGCAGGCAACGGGACTACGATACCCGTCATTGCTTATGGTCTGGTAAGTCGGATGACTTTAAGAAGCACGCTTCACAAAGTTCAACAGGTGAGGTATTTCCTTGGGAAGGTAGCTCGGATCAAGAAGTAAAAATGGCAGATGAGTTAATCTCATGCCGAGTTGCAATGTGTATGAATGCAACAAGACGTGCGCACATTGTAGCCACACCCACAGAATCAAGTGATGTGGAGCGTGCCAATGTAGTGAGTATGTTCCTTCGTTGGTTAATTAATTCCAAGATGCAAGAGTTCTACCCAGAGATTGAACTTGGATTGAATCATTTATTTGAGAAGGGCATGATGGTACATTATTGCTGGTACGAGAATCAAGAACTCAAGCAGCAACAAACCATCAAGCTAGAAGAGATTGCCCAAGTACTTCCACAAATTGCCGGAGCGATCCAGGATGGCAGTATGGATGAGGAATTAAGTGAGGCACTTAAAACGCAGTTTGATATTAGCAAGTCCAAGGCACGGGCAATGTTAAAGGAAATGCGTAAGGATGGAGAAACCACAGTACCTGTTACTCGCCAAGTTGTAAGTAGACCCAAGATCAAAGCCCTTGCACCAGATGAGGATGTATTTTGGCCTAGCTATTGTATCGATCCACAGGAAGCACCATATATGTTTCATGTTGTGTCAATGACACCCGAGCAATTAAAGGCTAAAATTAGTACCGAAAATTGGTCAGAAGAGTTTGTGGATGCTGCTATTGATGTGGCAGGGCAGGGGGAAAACGCAGACGATACACTTTACCAAATCCGAGATGATGATGAATTTACAAGAACGGATGATAATAGCTTGGTTAGAATTGTGTACTGTTATCAAAGATTATTGGATGAGGATAATGTACCCGGTATTTACTGTACCATTTATCAACCCAACTTACCTGATCTTTATGCCAAGCATCAATTACTTGATTACACGCATGGGAAATATCCATTCGTAGTTACTACCCTTGAGAAAACAAGCAAGAAACTTTACTCGTCTCGGTCATACCCGGAGCTTATCGAAAGCCTTCAGCAAGTACTCAAGGCAGAAACAGATGCAGCGGTTGATGCACAATCGTTAACAACTTTACCACCCCTAGAACACCCAATGGGGAGAGCCCCCACGAAGTGGGGGCCAGGAGTACGTGTTCCATATCGCACGCCAGGAGAGTATAGATTTGCAGACACACCTCGTGGATCAGCAGTAAACATTGAGTTGCGTAGATATATTGCAGAACAAGCAAATCGATACTTTGGAAGAAACGCACCGGGTGTAGATCCTGTGGAAGCACAGATGAAACAACAGGAGGTAATCGATAAAGTATTTCACCACCTCAAACATGTGCTTGATCAAGTGTACTCGCTTTACCAGCAGTATGGGCCTGACGAAGAATACTTCCGTGTTACAGGAATGCAAGACATGCAGAAGTATGCCAAGGGAAACCCTGGTGAGAGGTTTGATTTTTACATGCAGTTTGATGCAGCCACACAAGATCCAGAGCAAATGCTTGAGCGTGTAAAAGCAATTGCACAACTTGGCGCACAACTCGACAAGAATGGAACGCTTGATACTGAGCGTTTATTGCAAATTGCAGTTGGACAGATTTTACCCGGTGCTGCGGAAAGTATCATGCTTCCCAAAGAAACCGCATCGCAGAAAGCAATGGATGAAGAAAGACAGACCATTGCAGAAATCTATGCTGGCGTACCACCCAATGTTAAACCAAATGATGCCCACGAGATGAAGTTGCAGATATTCCAGCAATGGTTAGCTCAACCCGATGTGGCACAAAAGGTACAACAAGATCCGGCATTACAGGAGCGTATTCAAAATTACCTGCAACAAAGACAGATGCAGGTTCAGCAAAAAGCGAACGCTGAAATTGGAAGGCTGGGAGCAGCACCCACACAATTTGGATCAACAGGAGCAGCACAAACAGGAGGATAAAATTATGCCACCAATGGGAAAAGGAACTTACGGGACTAAGGTTGGAAGACCTAAGAAGAAGATGACTAAAAAGAAATGTGGTGGTCGTAAGAAAAAATGATTACCTACCGCAAAGAGAAATTTAGCGGTTACAATAAACCAAAGCGTACACCCGGTAAGTCCAAGAAGTTTGCCGTACTTGCCAAGCAAGGAGACGATGTAAAACTTGTACGCTTTGGCGATCCAAAGATGTCCATTAAGAAAAGCCAGCCTGCACGAAAGAAGAGCTACTGTGCAAGGTCAGGTGGGATAAAAGGAAAGACAAATAAACTTAGTGCCAATTATTGGTCACGCAAAGCATGGGATTGTTAGATGTCACTATATAAAAACATACACGCAAAACGAAAACGTATCAAAGGTGGAAGCAAGGAGAAGATGAGAAAGCCCGGAACAAAAGGCGCACCCACTGCCAAGGCATTTAAGAAAGCAGCCAAGACTGCAAGGAAGCGTAAGTGATGTGTCCCATCTGCAACGAGAAGTGTATTGGATCGTCTTGTTGGTCATGTTCTTCATCGAGCGAGAAGTAATGATTGATACCCTATTTATGTTCATAGAAGTAATACTAACACTAACACAATGAGTCCCCGAAAAAGAAAAACCTACCACGATGTTGACCCTGATGAAGCTATCCAGGCATTATCTATGTTAAAGAATGACCCTCACTTTAAGCAGTATATATTAATGCGTGAAGCAATGAGGGAAGAAGTCATTAGACAATTGCAGACAAAAGCAATTATCGACTGCACAAATCGACATTACATGATGACAGGTAAGCTTGAAGCAATCGATGAGGAGTTAGATACCTTTTACAAACTTTAGTTGGTATATAGTAGTTAGTATATAGCCCTTGCGACTTTTTGGGGATCAGGTCGTAAGGGCTTTTTTATTGCCCTTTTTGCTACATTAGGCTACATTTTGCTACACTAGGTAATTTATACCTTGATCTTATGGAAGCAATTCAAGAAGAGGTTGTCTCAGAATCCTCCGAAAATTCTGTTGATAGTTTAACGCAAGGTGAAGGAAACCTTACAATGGCAGAACTCGCATCAAGTTTGATGCAGAAACGCCAGACTGAGGAAACTGACACCACCGAAGAGGAATCTGAACCTGTTGCACAATCTACAGAGGAAGAGGAATCAGAGGATCAGTCTGCTGAAGAGCCGGAAGAATCAGATGAGGAATCAACTGAGCCGCCCGTACAACCTTCAGATGTTCTTTCAAAGTTTAACGTAGACCTGGATGCACTGTCCGAGGAGGAGACAAAGAACTTAGCTAAACAGTTAAATGCTTCTGCGATCAAGCGGTTTGGGAAACTTACTGCACAGAAGAACGCACTGCTAGCCGAGAACCAAGAACTCCAGCAGCAAGTTGAGCAAGCTCCCGTGCCT